TAACTTTGGTGTTATAGTACGAGAGAGGCTGGCTTATGGCTTTGCGGTCATGCTTGATGCCCTTCTCGTGACTGCGCCGAAGTCAGCCTCACCTAAATTGGAAAGGACCAGACATGGCTGTTGAAAAAGGGATAGGGGCTGGCAATCCAGAAATGGTTGCTCAAGAACAGGCCGAGATTGATATTATAGAATTTCCTGCCCAGTCCGGCGTTATGGAAATGGATGATGGTTCTGCCATTGTTGGTGAAATCGTTGAAGAACAAATTGTTCAAGATATTCCTTTTGATGCAAATCTAGCTGAATTTGTCGATGATGGTGATTTAGGTGTTATTGCATCTGATCTATCTGGAGACATTGAAGATGATTTGTCCTCCCGTCAGGATTGGGAAGACACATATAAACGCGGTATTGAGCTTCTGGGCATGAGCTACGAAGAGCGTAGCCAGCCATTTGAGGGTGCTACTGGTGTTGTTCATCCGCTTCTTGCCGAGTCAGTGACGCAGTTTCAGGCACAAGCTTACCGTGAGATGTTGCCATCTGGTGGTCCTGTTCGCACACAGACTATGGGCGCAGAAACGCCACAGCTTGTTGCTCAAGCTCAACGTGTTAAAGATTACATGAACTATATGATTACCTACGAGATGGAAGAGTATGATCCTGAAACAGATCAGATGCTATTTTATCTACCGATTGTTGGCTCAACATTTAAGAAGGTTTATTTTGACCCACTGTTACAGAGAGCGGTTAGCAAATTTGTACATGCTGAAGATGTTGTTGTTCCTTATGGCGCAACTGATCTGCTTACTACGCCGCGTATTACGCATATTATTCGCATGGATAAGAACGAAATCCTGAAGTTACAACTTGCAGGGTTTTACAAAGCCATTGATTTACCGGGTGGATCTCCTAACACAGAGGACTATAGTGGCGTAAAAGAAGCTTTAAATGAAGCTCAAGGCGTACAATTGTCCGGTTCTGGGTCTGAAGAGCTTGTGCTTCATGAGGTTCATACGTCTTTGGATTTAACTGGCTTTGAAGATATGGATATAGAGGGTGAACCTACTGGTTTGAAAATGCCATATGTAGTTACCATCCTAGAGGCCACCAACGAGATATTGTCTATTCGCAGGAATTACAGCGAAATGGATCCGCTAATGCGTAGACAGCAGTATTTTGTGCATTACAAGTTTTTGCCCGGTCTAGGCTTCTATGGATTTGGCCTTACACACATGATTGGCGGTCTATCTCAGGCATCTACAAGTATTTTACGTCAATTGATTGATGCTGGCACGTTATCTAACCTACCTGCTGGCTTTAAAGCTCGTGGCGCTCGTATTCGTGATGAAGATGAGCCGCTGCGTCCCGGTGAGTTCCGCGATATAGACTCCGCTGGCATGGATATTCGTCAATCTATCATGACATTGCCGTTTAAAGAGCCTTCACAGACGCTATACAGCCTCTTAGGAGGGCTTGTGGAGGCTGGTAGGCGGTTTGCGTCTATGGCAGACATGAAAATAGGCGAAATGGGCGGAGAAACGCCTGTAGGGACTACAATGGCGATTATGGAGCGTGGCACAAAGGTCATGTCAGCCATTCACAAGCGTCTTCACTACTCTCAAAAGCAGGAATTTAAGATTTTAGCCAATATTTTTGCCAGAAACATGGCTCCTGTGTATCCATATTCTGTTCCAGGTGCGCCTCCAGAGATAAAACAGACTGATTTTGATGACAGAATTGATGTTTTACCTGTTTCTGACCCAAATATCTTCTCTATGTCGCAGCGTATCGCCTTGGCACAGACAGAATTGCAGTTAGTCCAGTCTAATCCAGAAATACATGGTGCAGAACAGGGGTTATATCAGGCATATAGAAAGATGTACGAGGCTCTTGGCGTTACCAATATTGACGCTATTTTGCCCATTCCTCAACAGCCACAGCCAGCTAATCCAGCCAAGGAAAATCAAGAAGCCATGCGTGGTCAGCGTCTGCAAGCGTTCCCTGATCAGAACCACGAGGCTCATATTGAGGCTCACCTTGCCATTTTATCAACACCAGTGGCACAAGCAAACGCAACGATTGTCATGACCTTGCAGGGTCATATTCAGGAACACATTGGCATGATGGCAGAAATCCAAGCACAGCAGGAAATCATGTCTCAGCTTGATCCAGAGGCTGGAATAGTATTGCAGGAAAACCCACAAATGGCTCAACAGCTACAAGGGCAAATTGCTAGTAAAGCTGCGGAGCTAATTGGTGAACTGACTGAGCAATATGCACAAGCTGTTGCACCTGCCGATTCAGCCCAGACAGATCCACTTGTTCAAATCAGGCAACAAGAACTGTCCTTGAGAGGCGCAGAAATTCAAGAAAAGGCTCGACAATTTGAAGAAAGACAAGAGCTTGAAAAACAAAAAGAGCGCAATGATGTTTTGTTGGCTCAACAAAGACTTGATTTAACCGAGGAGGCTACTGCGGAGAAAACCCGTGTGGCTGAAGAGAGAATCCAGACCCAGCGAGATATTGCTGCGGCAAACTTACAAAGGAAAATGTGATGTCTGCAAGTTCTGTACGTTCAAAATTTATAGAAGTTGAAAAAGAAAAAAAGCGTCAAACTCGTTTGAAGGAAGCTGGTGTTGTTGCTGCTCCTGTTAAGGAAGAAGCTCCAAAACCTGTTAAGCCTGTTCGTGCTAGAAATGAAGATGGCACATTGAAGTCTGATGACAAATCAACTCCTAATGTAAATGAGGCTTGGGTAGGCGGAAAAGCACCCAAGAAAAAAGCCTCATCTAAAAAGAAGAAGTCATGACTGACAAAAAAGATACACCTCCGTTGAAAGATCTAATGCTGGGTCTCAGCGATGAGCAGATAAAGATAATCAAGGAGGCTATAGAAGCGGGTAAGAAAGGCTTTAAGTATGATACGAAGACTGGTCAACGCGATTTTGGATTTAGTAAAGGCGGTGGTGTCTGCCGTGGGCAAGGTCGTGTCTCGCGTAAAAGAGAGTTTAAAATCTATTAATGGTTAAAAAACTTTCAGAAAACTCTAGGTTTGCACAGTTTGACCTAGACAATGACGGAACCGTGACGGATGAAGAAATCGCTCACGCAAAGGATATGCTTGAGTTAGAGCTTCGTGAGGAAAAAGCGGACGCACAAAAGCGCATGGCTTGGGTGGCTGTGGCTAGTATGGTTGGCTTTGCCTTATTGCCGTTGGTTCCAATGATACCAGAAAGCAGATTGCAGTTTTTAGCAAGTTTAAGTGATATGTTATTTTTAAGTCAGGCATCTATTGTGGGATTTTATTTTGGCGCACAGGCTTATATGGCTAAAAAATGATACACGCATTTCTATTGGTTGTGGTGTTAGGAGGGAAAATCCAGAGCCAAGATATGTACTTCAGGTCCGTTGTTGATTGTAATTTCTTTGCATCACAAGTGACTAAAAGGTACGGAAACTACCAACATTATAATAGCGTTCCCTCAGAACATAAGGTTACGGCGTATTGCAAACCAGTTAAGGTGAGTCCAAATAAAGAGTTATATTAATGGCTTTAAGAGAGTACATTCTTGTGATTTCAATGTGGGGCAATGATGGAGTTATTGATCATTACATTGGGCAAATGTCACTTCAACAGCCTATGAGCCGAAAACAATGCCATTGGATGTTGGAAGATGAGCGATGGTCAGCAGCTTATGATAATAAGCATTATAAAATGGCTATGCACTGTTTTCCGAAAGATTGTGCGGGGAAATCAACTTGTGAGTGAAGAAAAGAAAAAACCAGTTTCTGTATCCGTGGGCGAAAATAGTTTTGAGCTTGTATTGCGGATATTAGGTAATGAATTTGTAGCAATTAAAATTGGATCTACCAACTTTAGCGGTAAGTTAATAGCTGGTGGCGTGTTACTTTTATTTTTTACTTTCATGTTAATGGAAGTTTTTGGGCTAAGTAAAATTATGGGCGTAGAATGATGTTTTATTTTTTACCAATTTTGTGGTTTTTTGGATTTATTGGTGGATATTATTTAGGCTAGATAATGGCTACCAAGTTAAACGAGAACACAGAACTGGCAATGCCAATACGCAATTTGATTGCAATGGTTGTTGGTGCTGCGGTTGGAACTTGGGCATATTTTGGAGTGATTGAAAGACTTAATAGCATTGAAAACAAAATCATTCTTATGGAAGCTGACTTGGGGCAGAATACAGAGTTTCGTATCAAATGGCCTAGAGGCGAAATGGGAAGTTTGCCAGCAGACAGCGAACAGTTTATGCTGATAGAGCATTTGTCTGAGCAGCTTGCTAAATTGCAAGAGCAAATAGATGAAGGTCGTGCGCCACATGATCAACAGCAAAAGCTGACTTTAGATTTTTATGAAAAGCGTCTTACCAATATTGAGGCGCAGATTGAAAAGATGAGGAACGGACAACGTGGTAACTGAAACAATTACACTGATACTCTATATGGGCGGTGATATTGCAGAACATACAGCGTTTGAGAAAATATCCAAATGCCTTAAAACCAAACGTAAAATAGAGAGAAACCTATACAAAAAATCTACATCTGTTAGATACGCTTGTGAAAATAAAACAGTTGTAATTGAAAAGAATGATGATGGTTCAAATTACATCGTGAGGATAGTGGAATGATACAAGCACTAATTGGCCCCATATCTTCTCTAGCTGGTACCTGGCTAGAGGGTAAAGTTGAAAAGACTAAGGCTGAAGCTGGTGCAAAAGTAGCAAAAGCTAAAGCTGAAGCAGTGATAATGGAAAAGAAAGCCACAGGCGAGATCGACTGGGATCTCAAGATGGCTGATGCTTCTGCACATAGCTGGAAAGACGAATGGCTTACCATTTTGTTTTCGATCCCGCTTATACTTAGCTTCTGTGGAGATTGGGGTAGAGAGATTGTTCAGAACGGTTTCGCGGCTCTTGAGGCCATGCCTCAATATTATCAATACACGCTTGGAGTTATAGTAAGCGCAAGCTTTGGAACACGGGCGGCAACAAAGTTTTTTGGAAAAAAATAATGGACGCAATTACACTTGCGGAATATTTGTTAAAGAACATACGTCAAGACAAAGCTGATTATACACAGCGTCTTGCGGATGGTGCGATAGAGGATCACTCCGACTATCGGTTCATGGTGGGTCAAATACGCGGCTTGACTCAATGTGAGGAACATATAAAGACCGCGATGAAAGGCATAGAGCTAGAAGATGGCTAAAAAACTATTCGTACCAGACAGGTACGCGAATAAACAAAAATCAAAACCTCCAGTTTCAGAAGTACCAAAAGCAATATCAAAGGGTTTTGAGTCTCCAGAAGAAAACAAAAAAAATACAGAAGACCCATCTAAGATGGAGGCTTCTGCTATTGATAGGTTGCCTAATCCTGTAGGTTATAGGCTGCTTGTTATTCCCTATTACATGAAACAGAAGACTGCTGGGGGTATTATTATTCCTGAAACTATCCGTGAGCGTGAAAATCATGCAACTGTTGCAGCTTATGTTGTGAAGATGGGTCCAGATGCTTACTGTGATGCCAATAAATTCCCAACAGGAGCTTGGTGTGATGAGAAATCATGGGTATTAATGGGCAGATATGCTGGGAATAGGTTTAAAGTGGACGGTTTAGAAGTTAGGCTCATAAATGACGATAATGTTATAGCCACGATACTTGACCCCGCTGATATTTCTTATGTATAGTCCAGAACAGGAGCATATGATGCAACAGGAAGAATTAGTGAAAAACGAAGCCGAACAAGAAACTGTTTCCTTTGAAATAGAGGATGATCAGCCTCAACAAGTTGAAGATTCTCAAAAAGTTGAAGCTGCTCAAGATGAGCCTGAAGAAAAAACCAGTACAATTGTACAGGAAGAAGATTCTTCAGAGCTTGAAAACTACAGTGAAAATGTTCAGAAAAGAATTAATCAGTTAACTGCAAAGCGTAAACAGGCTCTTGAAGAGGCAGAGGCTGCATACACTTACGCACAGCAAGTGCAACAACAAAACGAAGAAATGAAACAGCGTATAGCTCAATTAGATCAGGGTTATATTGCTGAATATGATGGTCGTGTCGAAAGCCAAACTGCTGCGGCGAAAAGAATGCTTCAGGAGGCTTATGATAATGGCGACATGGAAAAAATGGCACAGGCTCAAGAAGTTATTTCTGGTTTGGCTATTGAAAAAGAACGTCTTCGTATTCAAAAAAATCGTCAACAGAGGCAAGCAGAAGCTCCCGCTCAACAGCAAGTGCCTCAACAAGTTGCTCAACCACAGCAACAGGAACTTGATCCAAAACTTAAAAATTGGATGAGTAAGAACTCGTGGTTTGGCACTGACATGTTTATGACTCGTGGAGCCACAGCGCTGCACGAACAATTAGTGGCTCAAGAGGGATTTGATCCTTCTTCTGACGAATATTACGCAGAGATTGACAGGCGTATGCGTCAAGAGATGCCTCACAAGTTTCAGGAGCAAAGGCAAAGCGCTCAAGCCGTTGCCCCTGCGTCTAATGGACGGTCATCAAGTAAAACTGGGCGGAAAAAGACGGTGGAGTTAACACCGGGTCAAGTAGCTTTTGCTACTAAAATGAAAATACCTCTTGAGAGGTATGCAAAAGAGGTTGCAAAACTAGAGAGGAAGGTCAAATGACTGATCGCGCAAGTAGGGATTCGCAAACCCGTGAAAAAACAGCGAGAGTTGCAGATTGGCGACCACCTTCAACTTTGGAGGCACCTGAAGCCCCGGTAGGCTACAAACACCGTTGGATCCGTGAGTCCGTAATGGGCTACGATGACAAGAATAACGTACATAAGAGGCGTAGAGAAGGATGGGAGCTTGTAAGAGCGGAAGAATACCCTGATTTTGATGCCCCTGTTTTGGATGAAGGAAAAAACGCTGGCGTGATTGGCGTAGGAGGTTTGGTTTTAGCCAGAATCCCTGAAGAGATCGTGGAACAGAGAACTGCTCACTATCAAAATGTGACGCAAAATCAAATGGAAGCTGTGGATCGTGATTGGATGCGTGAAAACAATCCAAACATGCCAAAGCAAAAACCTCAACGCTCCTCTTCCGTATCCTTTGGTGGACCAAAGGGAGGGGACAGTTAGTCAAGGAGACTAGATCATGGCGAATAATGATGCCGCATTTGGCATGCGCCCTGTCAAAAGAATAGGGGGAACTCCCTATACTGGTGGGCAAAGCCGTTATCGTATCGCCGCTAACTATGGAACATCCATCTTTCAAGGAGATATGGTTGCTCAAGTTACTGGCGGTGGAATTGAAGTTCACGCTGATGGTGGCACTGTGCCAATCGTTGGTGTGTTCAATGGATGTATGTACACTGATCCAACAACAAAGGAGCAGAAGTTTTCAAATTTCTATCCTGCAAGCACTAATGCTTCTGACATTATTGCTTTTGTCATTGATGATCCTATGGTCATTTTTGAAATTCAGTGTAACGCTGCATTCCCTGTTGCCGATTTGTTTGGCAACTTTGACATTGTTTACACTTCCTCTGGAAGCACAACAACTGGCATCTCTGGTGCAGAGTTGAATGTGTCTGACGGTGCGACAACTGCAAACTTGTCACTCAAGGTGATAGACATCTCTGAAGATCCAGAGAATAGCGATGTATCTTCTGATGCAACGAATGTCTATTGTGTCATTCAAAATCATGTCTTCGGCCAAAAAGCCGCTGGCTTGGCATAAGGAGGCTGAAAAATGGCTATTTCTCGCGCCCAACTAGCGAAAGAGCTAGAACCCGGCCTAAACGCTCTATTCGGAATGGAATATGATCGTTATGAAGCCGAGCATGCTGAAATCTATGACACTGAAGCTTCAGATCGTGCATTTGAAGAAGAGGTGATGATCACTGGTTTTGGTAATGCAAACACCAAGACTGAAGGCTCTGGAGTTGTATTTGATTCTGCCTCTGAAGCATACACAGCACGTTATACGCATGAGACAATTGCTCTCGCATTCGCGTTGACGGAAGAAGCGATGGAAGACAACCTTTATGATCGCCTTGGCGCTCGTTACACAAAGGCTCTTGCTCGTTCAATGGCTCACACAAAGCAAGTTAAAGCTGCCGCAACATTGAACAATGCGTTTGATAGTAGCTTTACAGGTGGTGACGGTAAGGAGCTTTGTGCTACTGACCATCCGCTATCTGGTGGCGGAACTTTCCGTAATGAGCCATCAACTGCTGCTGATCTCAACGAAACTTCACTAGAGAATGCCTTAATTGACATCTCAACATTCGTTGATGAGCGGAACATGATTATTGCTCTCCGTGGCGTAAAATTGATTGTTCCACCACAGCTTCAGTTCATTGCTGATCGACTTCTTGAGTCAACACTTCGTCCAGGCACAGCCGACAACGATGTGAACGCAATGCGTAACATGGGTATGCTCCCAGAGGGCTATGTCGTTAATCACTTCCTGACTGATACAGATGCTTTCTTTATCAAGACGGATACACCTAACGGCTTTAAGCACTTTGAGCGCACACCAATGTCAACTGGTATGGAAGCTGACTTCGATACTGGTAACATGCGTTTCAAGGCTCGTGAGCGTTACAGCTTTGGATTCAGTGATCCTCGTTGTGTATTTGGTTCTCCAGGCGCATAACGCACAATTGTACTTGTTTGGAGAGGGCGGCGGTTGCCGCCCTTTCTTTTTTAATGTATAGTTTTTTTATCCCTGACAGATCCAAGGTGGATCTGACACTAGCCACGACAGGAGATGAAAATGGCTACAACTACTTTTACTGGACCAGTCCGTTCCGAGGGCGGTTTCCAAGTAACCAATAAAAATGGCACCACTGGTGCAATCACTCAAACAGGCTATTCTGTAAATGCAACAGGTCAGCTTATTTCTCTAGGAACCCGCAAAATTCAAACATTTGCAGTCAGTTTAGCTGATACTAATGCAGCATCAGTAACTTATACAGATGATGATGTGCTAGTAGAATTGGGTGAGCTAAACACAGATCATCCAGATGCTTTGGTCACAGCTACTAAGTTTTTCATTCATAAAGTAGTTCTTGGCATCACAACTGCCGCTGCTAGTGACGCTAATTCTTTGGCTAACTTGCAGTTGAGCGCAACTTCTGGCACTGCAACAAATGCAGCAATATCTTCAGGAACAGAAATTGTTGGTGCAGGTGTCGCGTCTTTCAATCCACGCATTTCTGCAACGGATTCGGTTACTGAAGTTGACATTGATCTTGATGCCACTGCTGGAAACTTTCATGTGTTTGAACCAAATATCAGTGCAGCCATTGCAAGCAAGAACTTGTACATGTGTGCAGGAGATGCTTGTGACACGGCTTTGACAGCTTTTCGTGCCACTCTTGAAATAGAATACTCTGTTTACTAGAGGGAGATTAACATGGCGGATGCTGTAACATCACAGACGCTTGTTGATGGTGATAAAACTGCTGTATTGAAGTTCACCAATATTTCTGATGGTTCTGGAGAGAGTGCTGTTAAAAAAGTCGATGTATCTGCTTTGGCTACTAACAGTTCTGGTCAGTCTTGCACTAGAGCCACAATAGAAAAAATTTGGTGGCAGTGTAATGGCATGAAGGTCAAAATATTATTTGATGCTTCAACTGACGATTTTTGTATTGAGTTAGGCGAAAATCAAAGCGGTCATCACGATTACACCAGTTTTGGTGGTTTGACTAATCCAGCGAGTTCTGGTGTTACAGGTGACATCATGTTCACGACTGTAGGTCATTCTTCTGCTGATACATATACCATCATCATGCAAGTGCAGAAGAGCTATTAAGATGGCTCGTGCGAGGGATAAACAACCTCCTAAAACAAAAAAGTATTTCCGCTCCACTAAGTCTGGAGCGGGAATGACTAAAGCTGGTGTTGCTCGATATAGACGAGAAAACCCAGGGAGCAAGCTTAAAACGGCTGTTACTGGAAAAGTTAAAAAGGGCAGTAAAGCTGCGAAAAGACGTAAGTCATTTTGTGCAAGATCTGCTGGTCAGATGAAAAAGTTTCCAAAAGCGGCAAAGAATCCAAATTCACGTTTGCGTCAAGCAAGGAGAAGGTGGAAATGTTGAGTGCTAATTTTGTAGCAGGAACAATCTTTGTTGCTTTTATAGGTGCATGTGTAACTGGTCTTACATGGATTTCAACAACGCTTATTGCTGTAGATAGAAATGTGGCTGTCATGGCAGTGAAGATTGATGCTAATAATGAAAAAATAGATCAACTTCATGAGATGATTAGACCCATGTGGGAAGATTTCACAGGGAGAACATACGATGGCAATCTCGCGAAGTTCAATGAGAAAACAAATTTCAAAACCTCCATCAAAGGGGAGTTCTAAAATGCCCAAAGATGCATGTTATAGAAAAGTCAAAGCTCGATATAAGGTTTTTCCAAGCGCATATGCTTCAGGTGCCATTGCAAAATGTCGAAAGGTAGGCGCGGCAAATTATGGAACTGGAGGAAAAAGTAAGAAGACTAAAAGAAAGAATCGCTCTACTAAACGCAAAGGTAAGACCTTCTAATGATGACCGTTCCGTCCAAACCGAAGCGGAAATTTCGCGGCAAAAATATCAAGGGCACGGCGGTAGCGAGAGGTTGCGGCAAAGTATTGCCGAGGCGAAGAAAAAGAACTAAAGGCGCAGTGGAGCAATCCTGATGGCAGTTAGAAAAACAAAAGCTGGTTTGGCTCTTAAAAGATGGTTTAAAGAGGATTGGAAAGACGTTCGCACGGGTAAAAAATGTGGTCGTAGTAAAGGAGAAAAGCGTGGTGTCCCTTATTGTCGCCCGTCTAAGCGGGTATCATCCAAAACCCCGAAGACAACTAAAGAAATGTCCTCAAAAGAGAAGTCTTCTCGCGTTGCTCAAAAGAAACGTTTGGGACAACCCGCAGGCAAGCCAAGGCGTGTAAAAGCTGTTCGTAGAAGAAAGAAGTAAGATGCGAGAACAAATAGAGGAGTGGGTTCACAATGATCTGAGTGTTGTTGATCCTAGTGTTGGATATGCTCCTTGTCCTTTTGCAAAAAAGGCGTTGAAAGATGGTAAGTTATTAATTGTTGAATGTCTTGATAGAGATGATTTGTGGAAAACCATAGCCACAAAATGTAAGAATTTTAGTAAAAAACACTCTGTTATAATCTGTGTAGAAGAGGAACCAAGTCAAACATATGAAGAGGTTGAAGCTGCTTGTGTGGCTATGAATGAATGGTTTGCTTGTAATAAATTAGATTTGTGGCTGTTATCCTTTCAAACTGATTTTACGATGGTTTTTATACAAAGATTGTCAGAACTTGACGATGCGAGTAAGATACTTGAGAAGACGGGGTATTATAAAAACTACACTAAGGAAGACTATCTTAACTTAATCTTAAACCGTAGAAGGAGAAGAGAAGATGCCAGGTGCTAAGAAAAAAGCCATGAGACGTATGCGTGGTGGTGGAATGACAACTCCAAAGAAAAAACTTCGCGGAGGTGGAGTAGTTGGTGCTAAGAAAAAAGCCATGATGCGTAAAGGCGGCAGAGTAAAGGCTAAATAGATGGCAACCTCTGGATCAAGAGATTTCGATCTTGACGTAGCTGAGATCATTGAAGAAGCGTATGAAAGGTGCGGACTTGAAGTCCGCACCGGATACGATGCGAGAACAGCTAGGCGGTCTATGAACTTAATGTTTGCTGACTGGGCGAACAGAGGAGTTAATCTTTGGACTGTTCGTCAAGCCACGACCACATTAACGTCTGGTCAGGCCACAGTTACACTAGGGGCTGATGTTGTTGATCTTTTGGAAGTGGTTATCAGAAGAAGTAATACAGACTTCACCATGAGCAAGATAAGCAGAAGTAATTACTTGTCTCAACCCGCTAAAACCACCGAGGGTAGACCATCTCAGTATTTCTTTAATAGACAGATAACTCCTGAAATTACATTGTGGCCTACACCAGAGAACAGTACGGATCAACTTATATATTACTATGTAAGACGTATAGAAGATGCAGACGCATTGGTAAATACAACAGAGCTTCCGTTTCGGTTTCTTCCATGTGCGGCGGCTGGTATGGCTTATTACGTTGCACTAAAAAAAGCTCCAGAGCGTGTACAGCTTTTAAAAACGTTGTATGAAGAAGAGTTTCAACGTGCAGCGGATGAGGATGAGGATAGAGTTTCTTTGAAACTTCAGCCTGATATTCAATATCTGAGGGTATAATGGCTAGATTCGCAGTTGGTAAAGATGCATACGGAATATCAGATCGATCTGGTTTCCGATACCGCTTGCGAAATATGCGAAAAGAATGGAATGGATTACTCGTTGGTGAAGATGAGTATGAGGAAAAACATCCTCAATTGGAGCCAAGAAGAGTAGTTGCGGATTTACAGGCTCTACGAGATCCTAGACCAGATAAGTCAGAACTTACTGATGTGACTGTTGTATTTCCTATTTTCAATTTGAACACTCTTGTTTATGAGTTGATTCCCAAAGCCGTGGGTTCTGTAGGAGAAGTCACTTTTGGCGGTGATGTG